ACTTCGAATGCACGAGGGTGTTCGGATTCTCGTGCCAAATCCATCATCAATTCAATAGCTTCTTGCCCTTGTTCAGCTAACCTATAGTACTGACTTCGGGCATAATCGTAATCATCTTTAATATCACTCATACCAAATCTCGGATTGTCCATTTATTATGGTATTTATTGGTGCTCCAACTACGGTTATAAGTTCACCAATTTCAAATAGATTATCTGGAATTACAGTAATTGTATTGTCATTATCATTAACTGCTTTTATATAACCACGAGATAAAGATTCAGTACCTACAATGTCCTGACCTAGCTCAAAATCTGTTGAATCTGCTACCGATAAAATAATTTCATCAGCAACTTCACCGAATATAATAATATTATCTACTGTGTATTCATCATCCTCTTCAGCACTAAATGGATTCAATATTGCTATTTGGCGTTCCATTTGAGTCCTGTCATCCATATCATTATAATCTACAGTAACCTTACGAATCGTATTAGTATTAGTATTAACCGATCCATAAAAATTAACACGTGTTTCAAAGTCAAGAGTATAAATGATAGCTCGGCGAGTACTAAAATCTCCCTCATAATCATCAGTCAATGAAACACTCTGTAATGTAAATGGCATGTCAGATTTAATATTATTATCCAACTGTTTTATGGTTACAGTATAATCTGGTTGGAAGAAAGGAATAATTTGCTCGAGTATCTGTAGAGCATCATCCTGATTCTTAGCCATAATATTTAATTGCATACCCATACGATATGTCACGGGTCCCATTACTCGAGTACCATTACTCATTTGAGTTTTAAGACCACGTTGCAATTTTACTGCCGGATCATAAGTAAGAGTTGTTATCTCAAAAGACATACGAGGTAATTTAATAGCAACCTTTTGGTCCATTAAATTAGCTTGTTCCTCAATACGAGCCAAGAACTTCTGTTTAGGTCCATAAGCCAATGGCACCTTAACAATTGACTTTACTTCGCCATTATTATCCTTTCTTACAATATTAATATCATTGAATAGAGTACCAAAAACGGATACCGAACGGCGAATTGTCTCATGGTAGAAATGGTTACCGAACATTATAAGCCCTCACTTGGATCGCCGAATGGATTGGATTCACTGAAATCAATAATTGAATCAGCAGCATTTTCAAATTCATAATTTTGTGCAAATGGATCATTCGAGAATGAACCTTCATCATTAACACTATCAACTGAACTAACTGTAGCAGTTGTTGAGCTTAATTCGCCTGTTATAATAGCACCGGCACTAAACTCGTGGTAATTGCCATCATTAGTTTCAACATCAACCACCGATAACTCACCTGTTGAATTGTCATACCCAACAACCTTAGCTGTAATAGTATGAGTATCGAAAACCTGATTAACTCGCTCACCTGTAATAAATGTGCCAGTTGAGTTGGTAGTTAGCAATGTTGTAGTATATGCTAAAGCATTAACTGAATCTATTTCTTCGATGCCAGTATTAAAGTCCTCGTCATTCATCTCGAATAGACGTGCCTGCATCTTGTATATAGGTAGGTTAGATAACTGATAAAATGGTTGTTCATGTTCAACGAAAGAAACTTCAAAGAACGAACCAGATAATGGAAGATACAGTAAGTCACCTTCACGTGGTCGCCAGGCGATTGTATTAACATCATCAAAGTAACCAACCAACTTTTCCCATGTACGCTTAGCGACGATAAATGTCGCCTCGTCTCTTATTTCAAGACCGAATTTAGAAAGTAGATTACCCTCGCCACCGAAACCTTCAGTATCTTCTATATACATCTCAACCATAAATGCATCATCGAACTGTGATTCTCTATCTTCATTTAGAATAGAATCTCTAGTCACAATACTACGTGGTAGATAATAAACATCCTGACCGAACATCTTAAGTGATTCAATCACTAGATCTTCATAGAGGTGTTGCTCACTTCTTACTTTGGCATTGAAATAAACATTAGTTGGCATCAGTCATCACCCTAGGAAAAAGTCAACAGGTTCTTCGTAGCGAAGTTGCATTTCTTCTTCTATCTTATCTATTTCTGCTATAGCATCATCGTACATCTGACGACCATTGATTGTTACACCACCTGGAAGTTGCATGCCATCAAATTTCATCATATTTGTGCCCCACTGCTTTTTGATTAGTTGGGTCAAATAACGCTTAAGAAACATATCATTATAGACATCTGTATATGCTTCAGGATCAATAGTCTTTGATCCATCAATTATAATTGTCATACCTTCAATCAAATCAGTATCAATAAGATTTAAACGATTTGTATGACGATTGAAACGTGCCTGCTGATAGCCATTAAAAAGTGACGTTATCATATCAATATATGACATTGTTTGAGTATATTGTGCAACACCCTCCGATAACCCACCACGAAGCATATAAACATCGTTGAGCATCATCTGATACTGAGCATTGAACATGCCTGAAGACATTTGTGAATCTGTAATCGGAAGAACTCGTTTAACAACTGTTAGTTCTTCCGGTACAGTAATATAACCATTAGCGACATCATCAGCAGTAATTACTAATTTAAAGTAATCATCCGTGATAGCATCAGAATGGTATTCTTGATAAAATTGTATTGCCTCGTCAACTCGATCTTCAATTTGATCTTCGTCAACATTTATTTCAACTACTGGAGCACCAAGTTTGCGCAAACAATAATCTATGAGGTCTTGTCGAGATGCAATTGCCATAAAAATAATCCCAGAATTCGTTTCTCTGGTATTATTTATAACGGTTAGTCACCTAGGTTAGTGAGGGTACTATTTCATGTGAAGTATAATTTAAATGACTAACAAATGATTCTATTACTTTATCGGCAATTTCATTTATATCCACATCATAACCCAATTCTTTTTCAACACTCGTCATTACCTTACCCATGCCACAAGTATCTATACTATCAAATAGTGATAGATCATTTGATACATTTATAGCAAAGCCAAACGATGTTTTCATTTCACGCCATTCTAAACCTATTAGCATTATTTTTCTATCTTCAATATACCCACCAGCTAGATCTTTATTGACGCTACCTTCACATTTGAGCCCATATTGAGCTAAAACATCAATTGTAATTTTTTCAAATAATTCATTTAATTCATTAGGCCCTGTTTTTAATCTTCTCATATCGACATTAACATAACATGCCAACTGACCTGGTGCATGGTGAGATATACCGCCTCGACGATTTACATTAATGACTGGGTATCCATTGCTGGTTTCTTCTATATTACTAGGAAGGCCTATACCCTGAGTATAGATAATTGGATGTTGTACTACCCAAAGTTCATCATTTATATAATCACTGTTGAACATTTCTTCTATTTTATCAAGAGTTGCCTGATAATTTTGTATATCAATAGGTTTTCTAACTATTAAATGATTTTCCATATTATATGCTACCTACATTAAAGTGTTTAATATTTTGTGTGTCTTATATCCTAATTTAGCAATAAAAGCTTTTGTTATCTTATTTGCAACATCACGGATTGTTACAGTTTTACCCGCAGCTAATTGCATATTAGTTACTTGAAGTTCTTTATAACCACATAAATTAATGCAATCAAATAGTGATAGATCATTTGATACATTTATGGCAAAGCCAAATGTTGTTCTCTTTTCAGTAAAATTCAAACCCATTAGCATTATTTTCTTACCGTCAACATATGCACCAGGAATGCCATCGAATCGTTCACCTTTAATACCATATTCCTTTAACACATCAAACGTAATATCTTCGAGCATTTCAATAAGCATTTTTGGTCCGATACCTAAACGCTTCAGATCAACATTAACATAACATGCCAACTGACCTGGAGCATGGTGAGATATACCACCACGACGATTGACTGGTATTAAGTCACAACCGTTTCGGGTTTTGGTTATGGCCTCTGGTGTTGCAAAACCTTTTGTGTAGACTATAGGGTGTTGCACAAGCCAAAGCTCATCATTCTTATAATCACTATTCATCATTTCATCTACTTTAGCTAAAGTAGCCTGATAATCTTGCAATTCAATCGGTTGTCTAACTATTAGATGCCTAATCATACTGTTCGTCCATCGCTGTTATATTAGTTAAAAAATTTTCTAATGATGATGTCTTATAATGTATAACTGCTGCAGCACCTTGACAATAACCACTTTGCCATTCTGGGCCTCTATGTGCCGAACTTGTAACAACAATAGTATCGCCTGCACCAGCCTTTATTTCAGTTAGCATAATATAAGTAGAATAATTATTAATGGTTGGATTTGATTTCAAAAATGGATTTTGTAAGTTTTCTATAAATTCGCCAGTATGTTTATTAAACACTGAAATCTTATTGTAATCAGCCAACGCGGTTGCTGAACTATAATAATATACAAGAAATACAAAATTATTAGTTATGCAAAAATAAGGCCAATACCCAGAAGTATTTAAACCAGTACTTGATAAATCTAATGACTTAAGTATGTGACCATTTATATTAGCTATTGTTAAACTTCTATTGCCATTTGCCAGTGAATAGAGATAACCGTCTCTAGCCTGAATATCTTCATATGTAACACCCAATGGATCTACAAGTACTGTTCCTGTATCATGATACATATCATCAAGAGCTATCCAAGATCCATAACCAACTCCAGCTCTTAGGTATGGCGTTGATGCCCATATTTTATATGCAACATCACTTACTGAAGCACCATAAATCATACCATTTGAATATGCCAATGTTTCACCGAAATATTCTGAACCATCTTTATTTATCTCTGGATTTGGTAGAACATGTTCAACTGAAAGTGTTCGAGCATCAATTACAGCAACAGCACCATACTGATAATTATATTGGCTTGCCGGTGATTGATGCAGACCATATAAATTTGCAACAATATAACGATCGTCAGCATGAACATAAGCTCGTCTAACTACGCCGCTCACCGGGTACGTATCAATATAACCGGTTGGTTCAGTAAAATCACTATCAACAAATGTTTTAACTAATTCAAATGTTGCAAGAGAATAAACTTTAATATAATTATATGCTACGCGTGGTGATGTTGCTATAGCATATTTTGATGTTGTTGCTTTAATGTGATAATCTGGTATAAACGTAACTAGTTGTGGCCCAGCATATGAATTCGAGTCCATATCATAGACCCAAGTACCGTAATTCGCATTTGTAGTACCATCATTATCAATACAAAATATTAAATTTCTGTGTATATGAGTTACTCGTAATCCAGATTCTACACCATATACATTCGACACACCATCATTTGGATGATAAATTATATTAGCATTATCGTATGTCTGAAATACACTATCATCAGGGCAGTATAAAGAATTATAACCTGAATCGGCATTAATTTCTCTTAATAGATATTCACCACCAACGGTTGAACCTTTATTTATTCGAGCCATTACCATTTTCTCCCTAAACTACGCCCACAAAGAACATCTATTCCTTTTATATCTCTCATTGCATAACTCATTGGGTTACCAAGATAGTGTCCTATTGACATACCAAGACAATAATGTGAGGTACTCATGACCTGAGAATCAGGAGCCCCCGTATATAAAGGTGTTTTACTTAATGTTGTATAGGACGTATCAATACTAAATATTTTACCAGTAGTCCACCCAGTTGTACCACTATCAATCGCTACCGTAGGAAGTTTAGTGCTATAATCATCATAGCCAAGTGAAAATATATACGTTGGATTAGATGCCGGAGCTGGATCCAATGTTTCAAGAAAAGTACCAGAGAATGTAAATCGCTGTACATCATTACATTGGTCAGATGCACCATATGCAACATATACTTGTAAAAATTCTGGATCATATGTAATCTTAGATCCAAAATGTTTACTTGCGTCGGTATAGGTATTATCACCTCTGGTTATCCACCAAGCCGACATTAAAGCACCATTACTTTGTAAATCTAACAATCTAACAATACCTTTACATGGAAGAGGATTACCATTAGGGTCTTCAGTTGCATTCCGATCCGATACATATGCATATCTTCCACCTATCTCTATGTCAGTTATACTTGGAGATGCTCCAGCATATGGTATTGTGGTACTCCACAAATATTCAGCCGGGGTAACACCTATATTATAAGCATCTATTTGATTTATAACTGATGTGGATGTTTGAGTTGCAATAAGTAATAGATTACCTCTTAATGCAACTGCAGATTTGTAACCCTGGCCATAGGTCGGCTTTGTAAAAGTTTGAATTCTACCTGTCAATAGATCATGAAGTACAGTAATATACTTATCGGTTGCGGGGTCATATGAATTATACGCTAAGGTATTTCCTGATAATGCATGGCCAAATACTAAGTTACCTTGTGCTAAATGTATAACAATTATATTTGTAGTATCCCACCTATCGATTACAACAAAATTGCTACTTAAATAGTTCATAGCAGCATCTGAGTTTTTATAATATCCAAATACCCATCTTTCATTGCCATCAAGTTGTTTGAATGATAGTGCGGCGTACGAAGTCGCAAAAGTTTTTGTCAACTTTTTAGTGCCTGCTGGTCTAACAGTAGCATTTAATTGTGTTAACTTACCGGTTAAATATGGTTCTGATGTGTCTGCGGTAAGGATATTAATGTCAAGATCATAAATGGACTTGTATTTTGATTGATATTTTACCTGAGCCATTAGTAATTCTCCAATTCAGCCTTAATAATTGCCGCAGGTTCATTCATTTTTGATATAAATGCGCCCTTTGGATATTTTGTCCATACTAAAGTATCACTAAAAGAATCCATATCCCAACCAGCATAATCATCAGTATCATCTACTTGGTTGAAATCAATAAGAGTATTCATGGGACCTATATAAGAGCCGTCTCTTAAGGAATAGCAATATATACGTCCAGTATTTGTAGTTTTACTTGATGAATCTTCATACGGCGCAGCAACAAATAAATGTTCTCCCATTATGGTCAAACTACGACCAAAGTAATCAACCGAACTTGATGTTTGTATGTTAGGATTGTATATCTCATATAGTTTGCTGGCATTAATAATATCATATACATGGACAACACCACCGCCACCTAATGGATAGTCTTCACTCCAATCAGAAACAGCTACGTATTCACCGGATATATCCATAGCCCAACCCCAGTAATCATTGGTTGCATCAGTATCTTTTGAATCTTGATTTATATAGCCATAATAAAAGTCGCCCTTAGAACTATAAATATGAATTTGACCGGGGTTTGTAATACCATTAACAGTATCATTAACTTTTGTTGCAACTATTATCCATCTATCACTATATGCAATACCTGTTGGAATACAATCAGTTGTAGATTCGGTGATATTATAATGACTATTTAGAGTCATTCCAGGTTTCAAATTCCCAGTTAATATATGGTAAACCCTAATTGGTTGTACCTCAGAACCATTACCAATAGCAACCCAACACCTATTGAGTGCAACCAATGGTCTTACCGGCGAAGAGGTAGAAACGCCACTGGTAGGTACATCAAATGTATTAATTAACTCTCCAGTATGTATATGCCATACCCAAACTTTACATGCATCTACACTTTTAGCTGTATAATAAGCAGCAACAAGATAATCACCATATAAATCCCAAGAATTTCTATCATATCCCATGTTTGTGCTGATTGTATCTACTTCTGGCCCATAAAATGAATTTATGTGAAATCCATCAGTAGTATAGACATGGATTGCTCCAGCACTTGTATTAATAGAATTATCATCAATATAGGCGCCTATTGCTACATAATTACCCCATATTTTCACACTAGTTGCAAAACCACTTCTTTCTTCCATAATACCAGAGAAGACGCCTCGTTGAAGTGAACCACGACCTAAGATATCACTATTTATTTTAGGTACCTGTGCTTCTATACCATTTGCGGCATCTTCTCGGGTAAGAATTGTTTGTTGGATACCAGAAGAATTTGCTTCCTTTGACCCTGCCTTTAGTTTAGCCATTATTCTATACCGTGATATTTGTTAAAATCTGCTTTCCAATCTTCCATAGAAAACTTATCACCTACGGAATATCGCTTTTCCCAATCTATTAGAGGACGAGCATTAGGTATATAATCCTCAGGCTTTAATTCTGTGACGTAAGTGATAAATTTTGATTCTATCACAAAACCATCCCTAATGTAAATAACTTTTCTAGGTACCATATCAATTCCAGATAATTTTAGTATTATTTATAACTCATTATAATGTATTAACTCTAGATGTGATTAATGATCCCGATTCAGTTGTTATAACAAGTGCAGTACCGTCACCATAATTCATACCTATTTTACTACTTCTTACATTTGTATCAGAAGAGTTGACGGTCATACTAAAGGCTGCGGAAGAACTTGTTGTTGCGAGATTACCTGGGGTTGAAACACTATAAAAATCCCATTTACCCTGGGCAGTGACCGCTACTCCAAGTTGTGATAAATCATCTGAAATGTATACACCAGTATTGGTTGAAGTCCCTTTAACTATAGTGCTATTATAAGTAGCAGTTGTAACATCCCAAGCGATACTAAGATCAAATAAACGCACATTACCACTCGAGTAGGTTGCAGTTACAAAATGCAGGCCATCAGATGTAAAATGTATAGATTCATGATTCTCAGTCACACCAATTAAATTGGCTGTGGCCAGAGAACCTCGTGACGATGCAGTACTAAGATCATATGGTACTGACATTTCCCACCATTGAATATAGCCTCCGCTGCCACCAACATACATAAATGTACCATCAGCACTAACATGTATTGCTCGAGCATATGAATTAGAACCATCCCAATTATCAAGAGTTGCTACATATGCTCCAGAAACCACATCATTTTGCAACGGCCATCTATATATTGTCTGGGAAGTGCTTGATGACCCGTTTAATGCATATAGATATTGGTTTGAACCAATACCGGCCACACACGCAGCACCTTGATCTATAGTAAAGCCTGATACCCGCTCTATAAATGTTGCTGATGTTTGAGATAAAA